CGTGCCCGCGGAATAGACCTGCGCCGCCGAGACCTGAACGAAAGTGATCGCCGTCGTGCCAAAGGTGATCGTGCCCGAGGTATTGCAGACATAGGTCTCACCAGCCCCGGTGTTGCCAGAGGTCACGAAGAACGCATCCCCCTGCCCCAGGCCGGTCGTGCTCTTCAGAGCATAGGTGTCCGCGTCCGTCGCACGGGTCAACACCCATGCCGTCAATCCATCGCCAACGGTGGTGACCGTGTAGACCCCGTTCTCGAACTGATTCGTCTGGTTGTAGACCAGGATCCGGTCGCCGGGCGATGCCACCACACCATCAGGCGTAAATGCCGCCAATGTGCCAGCATTGGTCAGGGTTGCTCCTACCCCTACCCCGGGGCCTCCAGGCTGGTTGTAGGTCGCGTTCAGGTTCCCGCTGGGCACCTCGTACTTGACGGGGGTGTGATAAGTGATCCCCGAGGATACAAGCGTGTCCACATACTGCTTCGTGGCAGCTTGCAAGGCCGACACCGGGTCTTGAGTAAGCGTGACCGAAGTCAGCCCGGCAAGAGTCAACGATGTCGCGCCAAGCGAGATTGTGGTCGTGCCAACGGTAATTGCGCTGTTGGTCAGCGATGCGTTGGCAATGTTGCTCAGAGTGTTAGATGACCCGCTGATCGACTTGTTGGTCAACACCTGTGTTCCGGTGAGCGTGACCACGGTCGAGTCAATGCTGATCGTCTTTGCGGCCGAACCATTGAAGGTCGTTCCCGAATCCAGTTGCAGGCCAGTTCCGGCGGTCAGGGCATTCGTTGTGTTCGCGGTGATTGTTCCAGAGGCCCCCAGGGCTACCGTGACGCCGTTGTAGGTCACCGAGGAATTCGTCAGGCTCGCATTCGCGATGTTCGACAGCGTGTTGTTCGAACCCGAGATTGTCTTGTTTGTCAGGATCTCCGACCCCGCAAGCGTTGCAAGCGTTCCTGTCGTCGGAAGAGTGACACTGGTCACCCCTGTGGCCGTCAGCGTCAACGCAAACGCACCCACAGTCGAAAATGCACCCGCAGTGCTGAAAACGCCAACCGTAGTCAACGCGCCGCCGGTGCTGATGTTCCCGCCGAGCGTCGTGGTGTACGAACCGTTGTTCACGCCCGTACCGCCGGAAGCGGGATTCAAAATGCCGCCAAGCGTCACAGGCCCCGTGGTTGCAGTAGACGGCGTCAGGCCCGTAGACCCCGCGCTGAAGGTCGTCACCCCGCCAGTCTGCGAGAACTGCTTCCACTGACCCCCGGCATACCCGTCGAAGGTCTGCGTGGTTGTGTTGAAGCGCAACTGCCCGCTGATTCCGACCGGCTCCTGCGCGGCGGTGCCCACAGGCACAACCATTCCGCCGGTGCCTGGGATGACCGGATCCGAGACGATGGAGATCGTCGGGTTACCGCCCGATCCGTTTCCGTTGGCCACCGCGATCTGGTTCGAGGTTCCTGCAATCAGCACCCCGCCCGCGGTCGCACCGTTTTGGATCGCGAGCAGCCCGGTGCCGCCGACCTGGGCGATGGCCGAAATCAGACCATCCAGCGAGAGCGTCGGGTTTCCTGAGACCCCGGAACCGTTGGAGATGGCCAGACCAGTGCCAGAAACCGCCACAGAACGGGCGGAAACGGCCCCAGAACCCGTTTTTACGATGATCCCTGTACCTGCACCCTCCAAAGCCCCAGAAGTGCCGTTGAGCGTGATCTGGAGGGTCGAGAGCGCCCCGCCGTCCACCAGACCGATGCCAGTACCGCCGGACAGCGCCCGGCTGTTGATCAGTGTCGGCTCCTGAACAAGCGTCAGGAAGGTCTGCGTCTGCACCGGCGACCCAGCAAGAGCCGCCGTCGTGGTACGAAGGGTCTGACCGTTCTGGACGATGGGAACAAGTTCCGTCCCAGTGATAGGGCCAGCCGCCGGAAGTTGGGTGATGGTTAAGTTCGGCATATCAGGGCTGGATCTCCAGTCCGTCTAGGTTGCCATTGTTCTCCGGCGTCTCGGTGTTGCCTTCCGTGGAAAGCACCGCGCCGCCGTAAGGCTCCCCTGCGGACAAATTGTTGGGATCGAGCGCCACCGAAACATCCGGCCGAGGAAACCGAATCGTTATCCGTTCGGTTTTGCGGGCTGGCAATCGGTAGGGATCGAATTCATCGGCACAGTTCTCGTTGCAGACCTGCAAGCCGGGGAAGTTCGGGTCACTCCTCATCACCGCGTGCGGGCGCTTCATCTTGCATCGGTCGCATACCGCGATTGCGATGTCAGAGTAGCCCAGAGTGTCGAGGAAACGAGGCATCACTTACCTCGTGTAAACCGACACATTCGGGGCGAAGTAGATCGGCGACTTGTCGCGCTCTTCCGCCTCGGCCAAGTTCAGGTATTTCTCGGCCTGGGCCTCGAGGTAGGTGATGCGATCCAACGCCACGCCGGGCAACTCGAGGCTCATCTGGTGAGCCAGCATCGACTGAACGGCCAAGAACCAGCGCTGGGGGATCTCAAGCTCACCCGACAGATCGCCCACATCCATGATCTGGCGCGAGTACCACACCGTCATCTGAACAAAGGTGTCCGAAGGCACCGGCCACAGGTAAATCTCCGCCTGGGGGATCGTGCGATTGAACCAGTACTGGAACGGCTGATTGGCGGTGAAGTTTTTGTTCGGGAGGTTCGTATAATCGTCCCGGTTCAGCCGCGCCATCGTGATCTCAGTCGAGTTGTTCCCGAAATAGAGTTCGCGAAGCGACAGCGTCGAGCCGTTTCTGGCCCGAATCCGGTAGTACTGCACCGTCTGGCCCGGGTCGATGTCGTACCAGATCCACTCGTTGTTCACCCAAGCCGTCACCCCAGGGTCTTCGAGCGTGCTCCAGGTAATTCCGTCAGCGGAGTACTCAAATACGCAATCGATACTCGCAGAAACGCCCGGCAAAACGCCGATTGAACCGATGTAGACCGGGTTGTTGGTGCCGTAATCGACGGTGATGTTGCCGTTGGCGCTGGTTTGGGTGCAGAGGGTGTCAATGTTCGAGTCAAAAGCATTCCCGACGGTGCCACCGGCGCTCGAGGTGTAGCCACCAGTGCTGTTCGGGGTGGGTCTATTCATGCGCCGATACAGGGCCTGGAGCACATCGTTGCCCCCAACCGGCAGTTTGTAGATGTACTGGTCAGCCTTCAGGCCGTAAACCTTCTTGTCGATGGCCCAGTACTGGATCCCGATGTTGATCAGGTTCGACAGGAGGAAAAAAAGCGACTCGCGGGCACTCAAAACCTGCTCGGAGGTCAGTTCCTCGGCCAATTTCCCAGCACGACGCGCCCCGTGGTCGATCAGGGTCTGGACTTGGATGACGGTCGTGCCGACGGTTCCCGAGTAGGCCATGTCTTACCTCACCATCCGGGGCAGTTCCAGCGCTTCATGGACGCACGGGCGCGACTCCCCTTCTCACTTTTCTCTGCAACAGGCCCCATTCTCGCGCAAAACGAGTCACGACGAGGCCCCCCTTGGGGCTGCGGGGCCTTCAAATTCGACCCCGTCTCGCGGTTGTACTTGGCCCGACCCTTCGCCGTAAGCCCCGCACCGCGCTCTACAGGCATTTTTTCGCCCCTGCCTACAGCAAGAGACACCCCACCCTCTTTCATGCGCTCTGGCAGCCCGCTATACGCCTTCTTGCCCTTGTTTGAAGCCGTGAACTCAGCCGCCACGCTCGGCTTGATGCCGACCTTCTTGGCGAACTTCGGATTGTTCTCCGCGGCCTTCATCAGCCGGAACTGAGCTTTGGTCTTGGCAGGCATCACGGCCCCTCTTTCACGAGAACCAAAATGAACATCGAAGAACAGGCGTTGTTGCTCGAACTGCCAACCGCAGTGGCCTCAATCGTCGTTTTCTCTGAAACCGCCAGCGGATACTCGAACACATAGTTCGCCACGCCGTTGTTCAGACTTGTCAGCGCGGCGGTCATTCGAATGTTGTTAGTACCGCGGGTCAGCAGTCTGCCCTGAACTTGGTTGGAGCCGCCAGCTTGACCACTGGAGAACAATCCCTGAGACACATAGCCCGTGT